GACTGATGATGTTGATTTAATTCCTTACATTGCAATTGAAGCTGGAGCGGCAGCTGCAGAAGCAGTTGATGTTCACTACGAATCAATTAGTAGAAAAATCTTTGAATAAAAGATATAATTAAACTTAATGTGGGCCTTCGGGCCCACAGTTTCTTAATTAAGGAGGGAAACATATGGCAGATACAGTAACAGGGCCTACAATTTTACAACAAAATGACAACAGAGTTGTTATTAAAATAGTTAATCAATCAGATGGTACAGGTGCAACAACTGTATTCGGTGACGTTTCAGCTATGGCTGCACGGTCAGATGGAACTGCGGTTGCTCACTTAGCATTAATGAGAGTTTGGTTTTCTTGTCAAGGTGGAGATGGCGGAGATTCTTACGCTCGTCTTGATGAAGAAGATTCAGATGGAGATATTCCAGTTATCGGATTAACAGGAACAGGATATTGGGACTTTAGAGAGTTTGGTGGTATACCAGCAGATAAATCTAGTAATAGTAACCAAAGTGACGTTAATCTTGTGGTTCCGGGCGCCGCTGATAGTGGCAACATGTACACGATTATAGCTGAATTCCAAAAAATTTATTAGGAGTAAAGTATGGCTGTATCAGGATCTACAGATTTTAGTCTGGATGCCGATGAGGTTATCCGTGAAGCATACGAAAGATGTGGTATACAACAAATAAGCGGTAAAGATTTACGTACTGCTATTCGTAGTATGAATCTTCTTATGGCTGAGTGGGCTAATCGTGGTCTTAATTTATGGACCGTAACTCTTGGCACACAATCAACAACAGCTAGTGACAAAGATTATGCATTAAATGCAAATATTGTAGACGTATTAGAAGTATCAATAAGAGATGCTGATGATACTGATGTAACTTTATCTAGAATAAGTCGAGCAGACTATGAAATGTTACCTAGTAAAGATTCAGAAGGTAAACCATCACAGTTTTATTTTGAAAGAACAACAACACCTACTTTGTATGTGTATCCAACTCCTGATCTTTCTACATATACTATACGATACTATTATTTAAAAAGATTAGATGATATTGATGTACCAACTGATGATCCAAACGTTCCTTTTAGATTTTTACCTTGTTTAAGTGCTGGAATGGCATATTATATTGCGATGAAAAAAGCTCCGCAAATGATGCCTAATTTAAAACAGGTATATGAGGAAGAGTTTAAAAGAGCTATGGATGAAGACAGAGATAGGGCTAGTTTTAGCGCTGTCCCTGGACGATCATACTTTAATAACTATTAATAGGAGGACCAAAAATGGATAAACTAAACGAACTAAAAGACTGGGTAATGAATCTTGATAATAAGAAAAAGATCGCTATTGCTGCAGTTATCGTTATTATAGTTGTTGCTATTGTAGCAAGCTAATGGAACCGAGAAACAAAACAGATTATATTGTTGTCCATTGTGCAGCGACTAAACCTAGTATGGATATAGGAGCTGATACAATTCGTGATTGGCATGTCAATGGCAATGGATGGCGAGACATAGGCTATCATCTTGTAATAAGGAGAGACGGATCTGTTGAAAAAGGTCGTGACATTAATGATTCTGGCGCACACGCTGCCGGATACAATTCTAAGAGTATTGGTTTGTGCTTGGTGGGTGGCATGGCTGAAGATAATTCTGCTGAAAATAATTTTACTGCACAACAATGGACTAGTTTATTAGCAAAAGTTAAAGAACTAGAAGTTGATTTTCCAAATGCTAAAGTTATTGGACATAATGAAATAAGTGAAAAAGAGTGTCCTTCTTTTGATGTTCAAAAATGGAAGGGAGACAATTTATGAATTTAAAATTTTTAAAAAGAAATAAGGTTCGTTGGAGAATACAAGCTGTTTTTAACATTGCAGTAATTGTAGTGTCAGTTATTTTAATTTGTGAGGTATTAGTATGATATTTGATGTATTAAAACTAGCAGTTGGTGCTGGTACTCACATAATGAAAAACAGACAAAAGCGTAAGATGCTTGAGTCTGATGCAGCTATGGTTCATGCACAGAAAATGGCTAGTGGTGAAATTGAATACCAACAAGTTATAAGAAAATCACAAGACAATGGATGGAAAGACGAGTTCGTTTTGATTTTAATTTCGCTCCCAATTTTACTTTTAATATGGAGTGTGTTTAGTGACGATCCACTGATTAAAGAAAAAATAGACATCTTCTTTGAACAGTTTGCAGCTCTTCCAATGTGGTACCAGATGCTATTTGTAGGCGTCGTGGGCAGTATATACGGACTCAAGGGCGTAGATATCTTTAAGAACAATCAGAAAAAATGATTGCGAGGCTAGATGTATTTCATCATTACGGCAATGTTATTTTTTTCGAGCACAGATCAGATTATTTATACGCAGTATGATAAGGCCACGTTTGACAGCAATGTAACTTGTCAAGAATTTTTGTTTCAGAATAAAGTACAGTTAACTTTAGACCTATTAGAAAATCACAATAAAAATGGCGATATGAAAGGGTTTGAGTACTTTTGCGAGTCACGGTATTCAGCACCAACACCAGAAGGGCCAGAAGTATGATTAATTTTTCAGGCTACGGAGTGTATTTTTTCTATTTAGCTATTTTAATATTAATGTATAATCGTTACAAAAGGAGATAAATATGGCTATACCAAAAGGATATCATAAAACAAAAGACGGCAGAATTGCTAAAAAAGGTTTATACTACAATATAAACAAAGCAAAAAAAGCAGGTAAGAGTAGACCGGGTAAAGGTACTGTTACTGATAAAGCTTTAAAAGCATCTGCTAAAACTGCAATAAAACCTAAAACTCGCTAATGGGTAAAGCTATAAGCAGAACTGTTGGCAAAGGTGGTAACTATAGGTCTACCAAATCTGGTGCGGGCATGACCGAAAAAGGTGTTGCTGCGTACAGAAGAGCCAATCCCGGAAGTAATTTAAAAACAGCGGTTACAGGAAAAGTTAAAAAAGGTAGTAAGGCAGCAAATAGACGTAAGTCTTATTGCGCACGATCAGCAGGACAATTAAAAAGATCATCAGAAAAAACTAAAAACGATCCTAACTCTAGAATTAGACAAGCTAGGCGTAGATGGAATTGTTAAATGAAACTCTCAGACTCGACGCAAATTTCTCTTCCTGCACGTAACCTTTTAGCAATTCTCGCAGCAGTTGCGATTGGCACAATGAGTTTTTTTTCTATTCAAGAAAGATTAAATCGAGTGGAGACAAATATACAGTTAATGCAACAAGACATGGAAGCAGCTAATGATTTTATAGACGGAGTCCCCAAGGGCACCATGGTCAGTCCACAAGTAAACGAGCTCTACATGCTCGTGGAATGGCTGTCAAAAACACAAGAAGAACTTCGGCAACAGGTTAATGGAGAGATTCCTGAAATTTCAAAATTAAATATGCAAATACAATTTATAGAAGAACGTATGATAGATGTTGAAACACTAATTGATAAACTAAGACAAAATGGAGTGTCTCATGATTGAAACACTATTCGCAGTATTGCTTATAACTAACGGTTCCATAATTGAAACGGTGCCGACTGAAGGAATGGCTGATTGTTTGAAGACCAAGCGGGTAGCTATGCAAAATATTGGCCCCGATCAAGATGGTATTTTTATGCAGTGTGTACAGGTAGAGGCTGAGGTCGAGATGGACATGGGGAGGAAGAGAATTGTCAAAATCCTCACAGAAAACCCAACGGGGAATTAAGAAATATTTTAATTTAGATAACATAGTAGATACAGGAGTAGATGTATCTCTTGTTGTATTTGATGTTTTATCCAGTCCTATTCTTATTGTAATGCGTGTGGTAAGGTGGTTTTTAAATGAGTTTGTATTAGGACACATTAAAAGGTTTATAAAATTTATAGTTAGAATTTTTATTAAATAACGGACTAGTGCTAGAAATTAAAATATATTTAATTTGTTTTTTGTTAGTAATGGGGTATATTTGGACTAATTCTACAGGGGCAATATGAAATTTAACGTTTTAATTATTGTAGGCGTTACCATTGTAATGTTATGGGTATTTGGTGCATTGTTTAATCATGCAATGGCAGATGTTACAAATACAGGCGCCACGACAAATGATCAGGTAAACTCAACAGGTTCAAATACCGCTATCACAGGTGGATACGAAAGTACTTCGAGCACGACATATCAAAGTGGTTCATCAGCTAATACAACTACTACCTCAACTACTAATAACAATTCTTATACTGGCGACACTAGAACAGTTCCATCAGCATCAGCGCCTGGAATTTCAGCCATGTCGCAAGACCTTTGCACTGTAGGGGTTTCTGCCGGATTGCAAAAACCTTTAATAGGTGCATCTATAGGTATTACAAAACGCGATATGAATTGTGAAAGAATGAAATTATCAAAATTACTTTTTGACTTTAACATGAAAGTCGCGGCAGTCGCTATACTTTGTCAAGATAGCCGCGTTTTCCAAAGCATGATTCACGCCGGAACTCCATGTCCTTTTTATGGAAAAATTGGAAGTGAGGCTGAAGACGAGTGGAATAAATACGACAAACAAAGACCAGATTACGAAGAATACACAAAAGCACTTAGATACATGGAAGAGGTAGACGCAAAGATTACGGAGGCAATGGATGATAAGGAAGCATATATCGTTGATGGCAGCGGTAATCCTGTTCAGCTCGGTAGCGAATAGTCAGACTGTAACTCTTGAAGATACTCCGCATCCAGGTGACACCACAGTCATAGAAACTATTACAACAGGTAATCCTGTAACTACTGACAATTTATTATCACAACAATGGAATGATGGCAGTTGGCAAGGTGATATGTTTCCTGATTCATCAGATATAAACGAAAACATTTATCTTACCGGTAAAGATGGTAAGTATGCAGAGTCTACAATAAACTCTCAAGGATTATTAACTGAACAAGAAATACAGCAAGGTTTAACTTCTACGTTAAGTGCACAAGTACGCTGGTGGAATCAGTGGCAAAGCACAATTGAGATGCGTCAAACAGCAACTAACGGCATTGATACAACTACTCAAAGTATAATATTGGAAGATACTACTAATCATAATAATCAATTTAATTCACACTCTAACACTTTAACTATTGCACCTAACTCAGAAAACACACACGGTACAATTACTGCAAGATTTTCGTTTGATATAGATAATGCTGCTGGTAATTGGAACAATGGCCACAGCGGACCGGATATTATACGTCCCGAACTCAAGCTAAACTATCAAGCTTTATCCTCTACAACAGTAACTACAGTAACGCATTGTTACGAAAAAACACCGCCCACTTGTGCTGCGCAAGACGAGATAGCTGAAGTTGATACCTTTCTTGATACGTTTGAACAAGGCATGCAAGATTTATATTTTGAAGAATTGTATTATGAAGAGCAACCATTCATACCACAGGAAATGGATTTTGAATACTCATTCAATGATGATTATTTTGAAGAAGAAGAGTTTGAAGTACAGGATAATTATTTAGCACTTGATGAATTTTTTTTTGAAGAAGATTACTATCAAGATGACTATTACGAAGAACCTTTCATGGAAGAATTTATTCCAGAAACTCTTACCTTTGAGCAAGTAGAATTTTTTGATGAGCCTCCACCAATGGAAGAAATGTATTTTGAAGAAGAAATGTACATTGAGGTATTTACAGACGATGCATTTATAGAAGAGTTTGACGAAATGTTTGAAGAAATGCCTATGGAAGAATTTAACATGGAAATAGCAGAAGAAATGTTTGAGGAAATGTTTGAAGAATATTTTGAAGAAGAGCCTCCTATGGAAATGGCAAAAGAAATAATTGAAGAACCGATAGAAGAAGATATAATAGAAGAAGAGCCTATGGACGAACCTCCGATGGAGAAAGTAGCGTCCGTTGACAATAAACCGCAAACGGAGGAACCTGATGAAGTTGAAGAACAACCCAGTAGCGAAGAGCCTATTGCAGACGAACCGCAAGAAACAGCAGAAGATCCCCAACAAGAAGAAGCAGACGAGAAGCCAACTGAGCTCGCAGTTGCTGAAGGAAGTCCAACTAAAGAACCAGATCCTGTATCAGAAGATGTCCAAGGAGAACCAGAGTTAGAAACTGAGCTTGACATTAAAATAGCAGCTATTGAAAATGTTATTAAATCACAGATAAAGAACACCGTACAACAGACAACGGCCACTCTTAATGTAATCAATGAAATTGTAAGTCGAGAAATGGTGGCTCAACAACCAGATATGTCAAGCTATTTTAATATGAATGCAGCACTGTTTGATACTAAGCAATTACCAAGCGGAAATCCTGCATTCTTTAATCAAATCAGTCTAGACACATACGCTTATACCATTTATAATGATCAGGTTGCTATGGTCACGAATATGGTCGGCCAAGATCCTGTGGTCCAGCATGAGAAGAAAATGCGGGATATCAACAGCAG